ATGACTCAAAGTGATAATTCAGATGGAATACATACGGATGAAACCGTATACATCCTTAAGAGAGCAATAACTCGCAAGAATAGAACTATCATAGACGTATCTCGAACATTCGAGGTTAACGGAGAACGTATTTATCTCGATCATATTTCGCGCGAAGTATGGCACAATACTTTAGATAATCCCGATATCTTTCGATTGGTAGAACTATTCGCCATGGGCGACCTTGATATAAGGGAGCATACTACAGACGGAACTAAAGATAGAAAATACCTTGCTAAATTGGTCGAGTTTGTCCGGCGTAAGTTGAGACTTCATAAGTTGTATCTCTATATCAAGTCTTTCAAGTTGCGTCGAAAGTATTAGCTCTTGCGCTTTGAATGCGCCACGTGACGAAAATTCATGCAAGCCGGAATTAATAGCGACAGTAAATCCGCTCGGACGCGAAAATCTGTGCTTGATATCTATAAATTGCATCTTTTCAAGTTGTCGTAAAACCATGTCGCATTCGTCGCCAGTTATATTGTGCTCTTTTAAATCGCTAACATACAAATCTGTTAGCGATTCGTTGGAAGCAACTAACATCGCTACTATAATATCTTTTTTCTCTATTGTAATCATGTTTTTTAAGTGTATTGTTATGAAATCAAACTTTAAATTCTTATTATTGATTAGTTACCTTACTACAATTATATATTTGTTGGTTCAGATATTAAATGTTTATACAAAAATAGCTCTGTATCTTTTTATTATGTTATCTTGTAACTTTTTCCATCTTCTTTATTTTTGAAGAAATGGTTGTTAGTTTATTCGATTAATGAGTTTATTATTCGTAATATTCTGGATTTACATCTAATCTAAAAGCATTCGAATTAATTTCCATTTGATTAATTTTGATATCAGGATTTACTTCTCTTGCTATTTGGATTATTTCATCCTTCTCTTTTTTATCTATATTAACACCAAGATAAACGAATTCAAAACACTCCCTTCCTATCTTGGGGTAAGCCCGCATATCCTTCCAGTCAATAATTTCGTTTTTGTCTTTTGGTTTATATGGTAAAGCCATACACATTGGGAATGGCTTCGAAATAAATAGACGAATCTCCTGTTCATGCTCCCAATCTTTTCCTTTTGTACATATTTGATAAAAAAAATCCGCTTCACCTCGAAAATAATCGGGCTTGTCAATAATATCACGATATTGAACCTCAATACCATATTTGGTAACCATTAACCCATGTGATGTGTTGAGATATTTTGCAACATTTTCCATATTTAAGCCAATACATACACCTTTATGACTGTTGTAGTAACTCCACATTAATAATGAATCAAAAACTTTCGATAAGCAGCATATCCAAATATTTTCTCTATATCTTATATATCGATTTGACTCAACTTCTTCAATAATATTAGGTGACCATGCTTTGCACATTTCAAGGGGAACTTTAGAGAAATCTATTAAGCTCGGATGAGAATCGAAAGGGTCATTAAATTTAGTCGCATTAGTATATTGGAGATTGCTATTTGAAAGCATCTTTTTTGCGCCATCAATATCCAGATATTTATAGAGTATTGGGTATACTGATTGACTTTTATTCATATTTGTAAGGTTATTATTATTTATCTCGGAAAATACAGTACTATTATAACTACGCCGATGACACTACAAATTCACATCTACTATTTGAATTTTTTATTCATAAAATATACCAGATTTAACCTTATCAAAACAAGATTGAAAATCCTGTTTCTTAAAATCATCTAAAGAACATACAGATGAAAGTGAGAAGCAAGGACACATAGTAGTTATAGGCGTTTTGACAAAAGCACTATTATTCGTTATCTGCATTTTCATTTCTCTTTCTAATTGATTCATTATATGTTCTTTATATCTTTGATGTAATTGTATGTAATAATATTTGATGTTTTTATATATTTCTTTAGCATAATCTATAACTTCTTCTTCGCTAGGTAGATATCCTTTATGAACTACTTGATTTCTAAATTTTACATATCTATTATCCAAAAGTTCTGGAAGTTGTTTATACACATAACTATATAAAAATAGAAATGCTCCTAATTGCCTTTCTGATTGATTTGATATCTGCTTATATAGTTTTTCAAAATCATCAAAAGATAATCCATTACCTGTCGATAAAATTTTTATAGCAAACTCATAAAATCTCTCAAGAGATGCGGTTAAAGAGAGAACGGCTTCTAAATAATATTTATCATTTATAGCACATAGTCCAGATTCAAAAAGTATCTCAAATTTAAATGCTTGCAACAAAACTAAATTATCATGTTGGTGTTTACATCTAAAATGATATAAAGTACTTTCTTGCAAAATAATTTTTTCAAAAAGATTACTCTCGGAGAGATACCCTTTATGAAAACATTGCTGACATATTACTTTTATTTTCATAATATCATTTATAAGTTTTATAATTAAATTGCATTTCTATAGCCTCATTCTGCTAATAAAAAAGTATTAGTTTTTCATATTATTTCATTTTTATATTTTAAATCCAAGCCTTTACGCTTACCACACCGACGACCAGTGCCCAATCGTGTATTTCATTGACCGGAACATCATAAGGTTTAAAACCTTCTTCCTTATTAAAAGGAACACATTTTATATATCCTTCCTGTTCTGATTCTTCGACCTTTTTTATCATTATACCGTCGTATGTTGCTAAAGCGTATACCTCACCCCATCTTACGTGTGATCTAGTTGTAACGATCCGGCATCCTACAATGTCCCGATCATTAATGCTCCGTTCTGGGACGTCTCTGTTAATCATACTACGACCTCCGGCGCGGATCGTGAAATCACAACCGGGCATATCGGGGATAATATATCGCTCACAGTCTCCTTTTGTTATTGCAGAGTTAAAGCCATTGGGCAGACCACACGAAGCGGTTACTACGTCTATATGTGGAATGGCTTTGCCTTTTAGGTCGTCGTAATGAAGGGTATAGTTATTGTTTTCTAAGGGACTATCTTGTTGTTTTTCGGTTGAACAATTTAAATTTGATCCAAATCTTTTGTTGATATAAGTTTCAATAACGTCCAATCTTAGACTACTTGGCGTTGTTTTCCCTTCATAGTAATTAGTTAATGTCGATTTGCTCATTCCTAAATCTTTAGCCAATTCGTATCTGCTAACTATTTCTTTATCAATTAGAAATCTTAGTTTTTCTAGTGTTTCCATTATTGGTTATTATTTGGAAATAGTCTAAATATGGACTATTTTGGTTAATTATTGGACTATTTGTTTTGTATAGTCCAATAATGGACTTATCTTTGTCGCATCAAAGTTAATGAATGAATGAATAAGTAACAAATAAAACGAAGGAATTATGAAAGCAACACCAATCAAACCAACACGAAAGAACTTACTTGATTTAAATGTAGGCGATCCAGTATTCTTCGATAAAGACAAAGAAGATACCGCAAAAGCAACGGCAAGCCAACTTAAAAGAAAGGGATTAGCTCTATTCAAAACGAAAGCAACCGAAACAGGAATCTATTTAACACGACTACAATGACGACAGCAGAACGTTACAATGAGAAACTAGCGAATGAAATCAACCGAATTTATGACGCTACGAGAGAACTAACCTTTAGTAAAAATATGTCGGCGGAAATCGTCGGAGGTCGCCGGAGGTTGGAGGATTTAGTAGGACGCGGGAAAATCGCAACTGATAAGCCAACCGCACACCAACATGGTAAATGGAGGTGTAAAGCGTCCGACGTACTTAGATACGCTTATAGTGAAGAATATCCAAATTAAAACGAAATATCATGCTAACACTCAAACAAAGCCCTATCGCTATCATCTTAATGCTCCTAGCGTGCAGCCTCGCAGAAGGCGAACCGAAACCGGGCAAACTTATCATCGCACTTCTGATCGTGTTTCTAACGATTATCTATGTGCTAGTCTGTAACTATATAAACGTAAAAAGACATGGCGGCGAATCATCAATGTATCGGTAACTGTCGAATGTGTACGGTGCTAGGCGCGTGTCCTGCTGATACTCTAACTTGCGAAGATTGCGGCGAGGAAATCGAACCGGGTGAAGAAATCGAGATAGAAGTCGAAACATATGAGCGCGGCAGACGCGGTACAAAGATAATCACTGTTTGCGCTCGCTGTTATGAGTCGCTTTATCAAGGTGGAAACGATAACTTTTAATAAAATAATAAAAACCTTCCGGTGTATCAGGTAACCGCACAAAGAATATGGGTACAAATAATAACTCAAAAGGTAGTGAAATTGGTTTTTGCGGGCTTCTTACTATTGTTTTCATTGTATTGAAACTCACAAATTGTATTAATTGGTCTTGGTGGTGGGTAACGTCTCCCTTATGGATTCCCATAGCTATTTTGATAACTGTAATTATTCTCGTTTCCATACTGAAAGCAATATTTAAATAACCAAACAACACGATTATGACACATTGGAAAACTCAATTCAATTATGACTATCTAGGCGCTTACAGCCTACCGGACGGAAAAGATATAGTTCTCACCATCCGTGAAACGAAAAGAGAACAGGTAGTGGGTGCGTCTGGAAAGAAAGAAGAATGCTTCGTTGCTTACTTCTTCGAGAATGTAAAACCGATGATCCTCAACCGGACGAACTGTAAAACTATGACGAAGATTTTCAAAACACCGAATTTCGAAGAATGGATAAACAAGCAAATTCAGATTGGCGCGGTGATGGTGGACGCTTTCGGCGAAAAAGTTGATTCGCTCCGTATTCGTCCATTCATCCCAAAAGTTGAAAACTCATTGCCTACGGTTGAAACTGGATCGGTGATCTGGAAAAACATTCTAGACGCATTGGCGGGCGGCTATACAGTTGCGCAAGTCCAAATGAAATACAAACTAACAAAAGAACAAATCAAAGAATTAGTAGCACATGAAATCAAGTGAGCAAAAAGAAATCGAATGGAAGGAAAGGAGACGAGGCAAAATAACTGCCTCTACGCTTCCCGATTTAATGAAAGCGGGCAAAGGATGTCCGTTCGGTAAAGCCGCGTTGGATGCGATGTATTTAGTACGATACGAGCGTAGGACCGGGATGATGCGAGAAAACGGAAGTGCAAAGGCTTTTGATTGGGGGCACGACAACGAACCGTTAGCGGTCGAGTGGGTGAGGACCCAACTAATGAATGAAATCAAATCGTGTACAACCGATTTTAAAGACATTGTTTTCAATGAACCGTTTGAAGGGTTCGGAGATTCACCCGATTTCTATGTGTATGGATTCGACGGGAAAGTTATCGCTCTAGGCGAAATCAAATGCCCGATGTCGCAGGGTAAAATCGAATCTCTGCAATTCGGGAATACCATCGACGAAAAAGATGAATACTATTGGCAGTTCCTCGGTCATTTCCTCGGTCGCCCGGACGTAGATAAGTTGTATTATGTCATTTATGATGGCTACGTGAACGACGGTCGGATACTTGAAATGAATCGCGCTGATCATGCAGAAAACATAAAGAAGCTCTATGATCGTATCCGGTTAGCTAGTGAAATGATAGACGAATCTATTCGTTCCGGTCTGGATTTACTTGATTGTGTCGATAAGGCAAAATCGGTCCTAGAATTAAAGATACAGATCGAAGCGTTAAAGCCGGATGCGAAAAACAGCGTACCGATCAAAAATCAGATTTATAAGCTACGGAAAGAAATACGCAAACTGACAAAGAAATAACCGTCACAACACTAACACAACACGATTAATCACATTTTTTATAAACACTTTAATAAACACGAAATTATGCACACTTGGTTTTTAACAAAAATCCGTTACGAAAAAGTAATGGAAAACGGAATGCAAAAGAAAGTAACAGAACCGTATTTAGTCGATGCGCTGAGTTTTACTGAAGCAGAAGCGCGAATAACCGAAGAAATGACTCCGTTTATCTCCGGTGAGTTTACAGTGTTCGATATTTCCCGCGCACATTATAGCGAGATATTTACGAGCGAAGAAGATTCTGCCGATAAATGGTATGCCGGACGACTCGCTTTTATTACGGTGGACGAAGTAATCGGCAAAGAAAAGCGGACTTATACGAATGTTCTGGTACAAGCCGCAGACATCCACGACGCAATGAAGAAACTCGACGAAGGTATGAAAGGAACGATGGCGGATTATTCTTCGATTTCGTTGAAAGAAACGGCGATTGTAGATGTCTACCCATATGGAGTAAAGGAGGGAGAAAGTAAATGAGAAAGATTCTGTTTGTTTTAATGGCTCTTTGCCTGTTCTCGTGTGATCGGAATGGATTAAATAACCATTTGGTTAAAGACGCCAAAGGCAATGTCTATTTTTTAAGAAGTATTTCGGGCAATGGATACCATGTATACAAATGTGATTCCCTTGCGGCTGATTCTCTTAAATTCTAATAATAAGCCGGGTGAAAGTCCCGGCAAATCGGATAAGTGGCGGAATTGGTAAACGCTCCACCCTAGTGCGTGGAATTGGTTCCGATCGTGACGGACGTTCGCAAGCGGTCTGCGACAAATCTCGGTTCAAATCCGAGCTTATCCACATTCACAAACCAAAATAAAGACATGGCAAAGTATAACAATGTAAAGATAGAGGGATACGACTCTAAAAAGGAGTATCGGCGCGCTAAGGAGTTGAAACTACTCGAAAAGAAGGGGATTATAACCGGATTGCAAGAGCAAGTAAAATACGAGCTTATTTCGCCCCAATATCGTTTCTATGAAGTGCAGGGAGTGCGGAAGATGCTGCGTAAAAAGGAACTTCTAGAACGAGGCGTTTACTATATCGCAGACTTCGTTTATTATCGAAATGGCGAGTATGTCGTTGAGGATACGAAAGGAGTTCGAACAAAGGAGTATATAATCAAACGGAAGCTCATGCTTTACGTTCATGGAATCAGAATAAAGGAGGTATAAAATGGCGAAGAAAACAACACAGGTACACAAAAGCGATTGCCGGACGTGTCGGAACGGCGGAGAAGAAAAGAACTTTATTTGTTATTGCTCCGTCCTTAAAGTGGGGCGGTCCATAGGGATAAGGATTTGTAGTTATTATGTAGCGCGATAGACTTTATAAGTGTGATGAATATAGACGGATATACGCTAACTGAGAAGATGAGAAAAGCGAGACGACGTTTCAGATTTACCGCCACCGAACAAGCCCTATTTTACGAACTAGTGGCTATTTGTAACGGCGAAGATTGGAGGGACGTTTTCGATTGCTCGAACATTGAACTTTGTTTTGCGCTTAACGTGAACGAGAGAACACTTGTAAAAGCTCGCGAGTCTTTGATAAACGCAGGATTGATTTATTATAGATCTGGTAAAAGTAGACGTGTTGTTAGTTCCTATTCTTTTGTGAAGGAGTTTAAAACTACCGTAATGACTACCGTAAATAATACGGTAGATAATACGCCCGATAAACCAACCGATAAGAGGGGAGATAAGGCAACCAATAGTACTACCAATAGTACGGACTATAATAAACTAAAACAGAAACCAAACGAAAATATACTCTCTAAAGTCTCTCATGGAGATTTTGATTTTATATCTAACGAGTTTTTAGAGACGTTTATTCTTTGGCTTGAATACAAAAAAGACAGACGGGAAAATTACAAATCGGAAAAGTCGCTTAAAGCGTGTTACAGCAAATTAGTGAAATTGAGCAAAGATAATCCGGCGATTGCATCTCAAATCATAAATGAAGCGATTGCAAATAATTGGGCGGGATTCTTTGAACTGAAAAACAATAAAAATGAATATGGAAACAAGAAGCAAACAAACTCTACCGATAGCGGCGATACTATCATACGGACTACCGTATTATGATGAGCCGATAGAAATAGGGAAACGCCCGGAATGGTTTAAAGCGTGTTGTAAGTACGTTTGTCCCGGTTTTAAGATTGACGACTCCAATAAGAACCTAATGAATCAACTCTTTTTGTATACAGAAGGACGTGGTAAATTAGATACAAACAAAGGGCTATTGTTGAGGGGTGACATTGGGACCGGGAAAAGTACTATCATGCAGATTTTAAACCGATACGGGTATTTCACACGTGGCAAAGCGAAGGGCGGTTATCCAGTCGGTGGTTTTAGGATAGACTCGGCTTCCTTCATTGCGAATAGCTTTTCAATGCGTGGAAAGGATGCGCTAGAGTTGTACACGTACAACAACGGTGCGCCGCGAATGATTTGTTTCGATGAACTAGGACGAGAACCAATCCCGGCGAAGTATTTCGGCACTGAGTTGAACGTGATGCAGTATATTTTTCAATGTCGGTACGAGTTGAGACATGAAGCGATAACCCATGTAACGACAAATCTAACGATCAAGGAAATACAGACTATTTACGGTGCGTATATCGCGGACCGAATAAACGAGATGTTCAATGTTTTAGACTTGAATGGAGCTAGTAGAAGATAATTAAAATAAAGAAACTATGCGAAGAAGAAAAAAGAAATTCGTCTATTTCAAGAAAATTCCGGTTCGCGTTGATCTGGACCAATGGCGGCGACTGGACAAGATCAAAACCGACTACCATTTCAAGAGTACATACGAGATCATGCAGTACATTTTAGGCTGCTTTCTCAGAGTTGCTGATCCGATGCCCGACGATGACGACGAAGAAGTATTACCGGACGAAATCAAAGAAATGTTCTATGATCTATCAGAAGCTGAACGACATTTCGAGTATGTAAAACCAAAACGGAAACTACCACAGTACAAGGTGGACGAAATGCACGGACAAAAACGATTAGAAGGATTTTAATATGATTAGAAAACTATCAAACACAAACTATTTGCACGACGTTCCCGCAGAGCGGACCGAAGCAAATGAACGAAACCGAAAGTATATAGATCGGTTTGTTTCAGAGAATTATAACGGCTTAGTTGCCAAGTTTTCACCTTTAGACGGCACGATAAATTCAAGCTCATACGGAGCACTCGACAAACTAAACGAAACGATCCTGTCACTTTACACTGATCCAGATTTGCACTTTTCAAGTTGGATCGAAGCGAAACAGTATCTATCGAGTAAGTTTACAGAAAAGGCGATCCGCGTTCCAGTGAAGAAGCCTGTGAAAAGTGAAGTAGGGGAGAATGACGACGAATTTATTAATGATTGAGAAAAGAGCAATGAACATCGGAATATTAGCAGTTGATAGTAATTTTCCCAATCTCGCGCTTATGAAGATAAGCAGCTATCATAAAGCACGTGGAGACAATGTGGAATGGTATAATCCCCTTTGTTCTTATGATAAGGTTTACATTGCAAAAGTATTTAGCTTTACGCTGGATTACGGCTATTACATCAATGCCGATCAAGTCGAGAAAGGCGGTACAGGATATGACATAAGTAAGGTTCTTCTACCGGAAATTGATAGAATGATTCCTGATTACAATCTGTATAATGTTGATAAGAATTTGGCTTATGGCTTTTTGACAAGGGGTTGCCCTAACAAATGCAAATGGTGTGTAGTTCCTGCTAAAGAAGGCAAGATTACCCCATACATGGATATTGAAGAGATAGCTGTCAATGGTCGCAAAAACATAATCCTTATGGATAACAATGTACTTGCATCCGATTACGGTTTACAGCAGATTGAGAAAATTATCCGTCTAGGACTGCGTGTAGACTTCAATCAGGGCTTAGATGCTCGCTTGGTAACAGACGACATCGCCCGGTTACTGGCAAGATTAAAGTGGATGAAGCGCATACGGTTCGGCTGTGACACACCGGGACAGATTGCTGAATGTGAGCGTGCCACGGCTTTGATTGACAAGTACGGATACAAAGGCGAATACTTCTTTTATTGTATCCTGCTTAGCGACTTTAAAGAATCGTTTGAGCGTGTCAATTATTGGAAGAACAAAGGCGGTCGGTTCTTGCCGCATTGTCAGCCTTACAGAGACTTAAATAATCCTCATCAAATCATACCGCAGTGGCAAAAGGATTTAGCCGGATGGGCTGATAAGAAGTGGATTTTTAGAAGTTGCGAGTTTAAAAACTTCGCCCCACGAAAGGGGTTTGTTTGTAGTGAGTATTTTAATAACAATTAGAGTAAAACAGAATAGAAATGAATCAAACACAGAATGAACCAAAGTACTATTATTCGCCTCGCTTCCGTCACTTTAGTATTTATCAGAGAGAGCCGGACGGATCAGCGACGAAGATAGACGATGCGATAACGCAAGAAGAAGCGAAGCGTAAAGTATACGAATTAAACGGGTGGAATTACAAACCAAAAAACAACACGGTGAAATGAGTAAAGTAAAGCAGTATATCGAACAAGCCACAAACGAGCGCATTCGCTCGCGTGGCTTAATCCGAAAAGTCGCAATCGAAGCGGCACGGATACAGAGAGAGGAAACGAGGCGGCAAGCTATCGAAGTGTATAAACAAATGTGCCCGTCAAAGAATTGCAAAGGTTGTGCGAGTCGGATACATAAACAAGAAACGCAATCGACTCGATGCGATGGAGATTGTGCACGGATTAGGTTACTTATTAACGGACTAGACCGGATCGAAGCGCTATGAGTAGAAACCCGCATTACATTAAGATGATTAACTCGGTTCGATGGAAACAGCTTCGAGCCGAGAAACTACGAAACAATCCGATTTGTGAAGTGTGCGAGGCGAACGATCTAAGCACACTCGCAACGGAAGTACATCACAAGACACCTGTTGAATCCGTACCGCATGAACTCGGAATGAGGCAGCTAATGTTTGATTATAACAATTTGCAGAGCCTTTGTCATGCGTGCCACTCCGAGATACATCGGTGTGCTTTCAGTCACTCGAAGGAGGCGATACAGGCGAATAATCGGAGGGAAACGGAACGGTTTGTTGATAAGTTTCTCTAAGATAAAAATGAGGTTGTGCCAGAGTTTTGACACAACTTCATTTTTGTATTTATAATGATGAAAGATATTCTAATCCTGCCTTATATTTCTCTTGATCCATTTTTAAACTTTCGAGAAAGTCATTAATTCTTGTTTGATCCCTTTCTTCGCCTGTGCATAAGATTTCTAGTTTATTTAAATTATATAATAGATCGGTTCTTTTATCATTCATTTCTCTTAGTTGCGCAAGTATACTGATTCTAGCCACATCATTATAAGTGAATATAGTAATATTTTTCATACCGTTTCTAGTTAATGAAGCGTTAGATTGCTCTTGAAAAAACTTTTCAAAATAATGATAATCCGTGTTTCCTAATGAGTGTCCGAAAAAGATAATGTTTTTGGCTTCTTCTAAATCATATTGGATATTATGAGAATTATAATATGGGCTAAAAGATTTTATCATGAAAAAATATTTAGATAGAATATTGGCTTTATCTTCAAAGCCTAATATTATTGATTTGTCACTAATCTTTCCATGTACATACTCAATGAGATTCTTACATTTCAATGAGCTAATATTGGTGCTAGATAATTGAGTTATTTCTATTAAGTCCGTGTAATTATATGTGTATATTTTATATGGATTATTGACATCGTTAGCTATTATTTTAAATAACTTAAATGCAGTTGATTCATGATTTATCTTATTATACTCTATTTGAGTTAAGTAATCACATAATGAATTGCGTAAGTCGTTAAACTCATCTGTAATATTTTGTCTATCAACTCCCGTAACATATTTTTTTAATTCATTTTCTAAGTCTATCCAATTCATATTTTTATATGATCGGTATATACTCTTGAATAAATTGTTTTTATTTTCATCAAAACAGTTGCTTTCTATGAAATCGGAATATTTAGTTTTTAATCCTAAATCTATGTCAAATCCATTCCCTATTATTAGTAAATTTCTCATGGTATATATGTCTTTGGGGGATAAAGATAAATATTTCAATTTAATATTTCAAACTAAAATGGATCAACTTTTTTTAAGCGAAAAAGCGGGGGGTGTTTTTTTCTTTTTTAACGTTATACACGAAACCCACCTCACCCTGTTTTTA